GGCATCTGTCCCCTTGCCGAGAGTCCGACCTAGGACCCCCGGCTCCCGTCCCCCTAATAGGAGGACGTCCACCTCTTCTTCGTGCTTACGGAAGAGGAACGTACAGAAGTCTCAAGGAGGTGCTTAGGGTCCTCGTTAAAGGACGTCGTCAGACACTTCCTCAACGCAGCTATCCCGTCTAGAGGGTCATGAACCTTCTTCGACCGGTAGGTGTAAGCCCTTACCATTGGTTTATGGAGGTGCTTATCCCACGAGTGCCACTCATACGTACCACGTATGTTGTGATACCCGATAGCTGGGCTGGTCTCAGAAACCATAGGGATAGAGAAGCCACAAAGTGACAACTTCTCCCTAATGATACGGGCGGTCTCCCAGAATCCTCTCATGTAGAGGCCATTGGAGAACTCAACCCACTGAGCTAACCAGCGCAGAGACTTCACTTCGCCCCAGATTAGCGTCTTCAGGTAGGTAGGGGTTACCTCCTCCCCTTGGAACGCATCTGTGCCGCAAGACTCTCTGAACCTTCCGGTCCAGAAGGACTTGCGTCTATTTACCTTTAGGCCATAGGCTTCTAGGTAAAGGGCAACTCGCGGTGCCGTGTCAACGGGAACAATGATATCGTCCCCGAAGACTGCTACGTCGGCAAGGATCATCCTAACCGACCGCATGTTTAGCGGAAGGTTGCGGCTCTCTAGGATTCCCGCGATCGCTATTGTCGTGAAGACAACAGCTTCCACAGGAAAACAGACAGCCGAGCCCATTGACGCGAACTTTCGCAATGGAATGGTGATCCCATCGCGCAAGACTCGACAGTCCGAGCGAACTCGTCGTGCCGGCGGCTTCGCGCCTCTGCTGACTTCAGCCTGCCGATCTCGTTGTAATACGCGTCGAATTCCCGAGGATTTGGGAACCCCGACACGAGATTCAACGCTCGTGCAGCTAGAGCAGCGTGGTGGGCTAGCACGATGACCGGATCGCTGAACATAGTCCAGTGAACCGGAACATTCGAAGCATCGTCCACTAGCGTGATGACCGCACTCTGGGAAAGTCCGTGGATGGAATTTTCTAGATCCATCATACGGGCCAGAGCAGATACCGTCACTAGGGCCCCGTAGGGCTCCAGGTGAGGGTACTCGCGCTCGATGACTCCTTGATGCGGCCAGGGCGCCCATGAGTTGTGGGAATCCTGGTCTAACAAGATGGTCAACAAGCCAGAAGGCAACGCGGTCCGATGCTTCTGAGAGGTCGAGAGTGGCATTATGTCCATCCTTTGAGCCCCTCAGGGCCCGGTTTGCGTTGGCCGATTGGTCATCGAAGAGCGTTACGGTCCCCATCATGGAGGCCTTAATGCCCTTCGTCATACCAGAAAGCAAGCCCTGCTGCATGTACTGCATCAGGACAGGCTCAATGGCGATGACCCTCGGTGTCTTCATGGTCTTAGGAACATGAATCACCCTTACGGGTGTTTCCTGTCCTTGGGCTACCGTCTCGAACGGAACGTGAAGAGAAGACTGATCTTGCCCACCACAATTCTCCATAGCATGGAGATATAGGTCGGGCGAGAAGACTTCGTCGAGTCTCTCCGTCCATTGCGACCAGCGGAACTTGTCATTACCTTTGACTCGCTCTGCAGTCGCACCCGGTCCATGCTTAGCGTCGAGGGGCTCCCCCTCATAGATCTTACGATCTAGAGGGAGAAAAGCCTCACGATACAAAAGCGTGAAGAGGCGACTGAGTGTTTCCAGGGATGGGGCAGTTACGCCCTTCTCTGTGGTACTCAGCCGCTGGTCCCTAAGTGGGGCCTCCGGGAGAGAACGGTCTACCTCGATGTACTGTTGCATCGCCGCCGCTACCCTTGCATCACTGCATTGGGCTTCCACCTTCTTGAAGGTGAGGCATATCTGATGTAGACATGCAACGGCGACAACACTAGGTTCATCGAGTAACCTACCACTAGTGTCGAAGACCAGCCGTAGGAAACCCCTCAAGAACGAGGGGAGACCAGCGGTGTTCCGAAAACCAGGAACCCCGTTAGACGGCAGGCACCCGTCCGCTAGCGCTCTAAGAATAGCGCTATCGAACGCCGGGAGGGTAATCGTCAGAAACGATAACCCTTCGGATTCGACACGTCGCTTGATCGTCCGTAAGTCGCGGGCGATCTCGCTGGGTGGCACCGAGCACTGCACCGCACAATCGCGGAGAAGCGCCTCGAGAAGCCAGTCATGGCTTTTCATGGTCCTTACTTCACTGTAAGTGGCCATCCACCCTACATGGGGTTTACACCCGCATGCCCCACTCAGAACGATAGGCTAGCTTGCGCTAGTTCTCGTTACCGAGTACCTTGAGCACATTGCCTGACGTGAGCCAGGCCGTGAGCCCCAGGACGACGTCCTTGGCTTCGGCATTAGTGTAGCCGATGCCTGTCAGCGGAGCATCGATGACCAAATAGGCGGCCATCGTATACTCGCGGTTGTTCGAGCTGACCAGTGGGTCAGCGGCGATCTTCCGCTCATCCAGCCGAACCATGTACCGCCGGCGCTTGCCGACGGTTCGGGAGATGACGAGCTTGGTGCTCGCATCATCCTGCATGTACTCGCTCGAAGTGCCATTGCTGGCAACACGAGGGAGCGACTGGGCGACCGCGTTGATAGTGACGGATTGGGGGTCTGCGAATGCCATGTAGGATGGCTCCTCAAGGTGAGTTGGTGTGGGTCATCATGATCCCAACACCGGCGCGCCGGGTGGCGCTATGTCCTGGAAATGCCCAGGGCTGCAGCAGTGGCGATCTGAGATGCACTCAAACCATCCCAGGTAACGCCAAACCCGAAGGGTGAAGCGGCTTTGCGGTACTTAGTTATGATACCGCTGGATCCTCCCACAGTAACAGTGTGAGGGCCTCCATAATACGTCGAGGATTGGTGGGCAATGACCGTGACGGTCCTGCTCACTTCTCTTTGATGCATCGTGAAGGCATAAGCGGCCGCAAAATAGTCGCTCAATGGGTCGAATGTGTTCGCAACCACATTGTTGAGGTTGCTTGCCCATCCGGCCAGCCACGACCACGGTGTGAGTCTCCAAACCACATCCGCACTAGGTAGGGCTCCTAGGAGTCCCGCCATGGTGCGGTAATAGTGGTAAGGCACATTTAGGTCAGGGATATTCAGCCGGTAACCGGCAGAATACCAGACTTTATCATGTGTCTTGTACTCATTAGTGTACGACCCCTGCCATGTACCTAACGAACCGCAGGTGATAAACCCGCCTACGTTGGTAGTGGACACGGTCGAACTCGTTGTGGTCGAGTCTTTGAGCACCATGGAACGACGGAGTGTTTTGCCATTGCCTTGCTGACGCCACTTCTGGAGCCTTTCGGCTATTCCAGTTGCGGCCTCCATCAGGCGCATGGCATCGTCTACCATGGGTCGCCATCCGAAGTCATAGTTCAGATACTCTGAACCTAGCACACGCGCAATGGTCCTGGGCTTCGAGTCATATCGAAGACCATTCTCTTTGAGCGTGGCATAGCTCCGTGCGCGGCGAGCCGCGTCACGGATTAGGACACCGGGTGCCGACGGTATACCATCTCGTATCAATTCACCAGCTGCGACAAGAGCAGAGGCTACCTCCCTTGTGGGGCGGGTTCTGTTCCAGCCGACAGCGCCGTAGGGATCAGCATACGATGAGATCGTTGCTACCCCAACGGTTAATGGCAGAGTTAGGCCATGTGTCCCTTGCAGGAGCACAGGACCGTCACAACGCCATTGGTAAATCCCAATCTTCGGGCCCCTCATGTGTACTTGGTCCGTTTTGTCGCGGACTCGGTACCATCGATGGGTTTGATAGAAAGGGCCCCCAGCCCGATAAGGCCGGGGGTGACCCTCAGAGATGACCAACTCGAAGACCTCCTTGCCGCCACCGGCTACGCCTTCCTTGTCTACTAGTAGATCAGGGATGGCATACGCTGCAGAGCCTTCGCTCTGTTCGCGCACAGCCGGAAGACGACGAGGCATTAGACTAGGTCCCTTCAGGTTGCTCGGGCCAAGCCTTAGACGCCTCCCGTAAGGGGGGC